ATTGGATGCGTTCTCATTTTGATTTCATTAGCGCAGATGGTACTGTGCTTGTTGAAGCTAAAAACTATAATGCTGGAGTTCGTAATAAGTTTGATGCCGATGCTAATCGGATTCCTGATGCTGATCTTGCCCAGCTATTACACGAATCTGCTTGTCATAATATCAATCGTATATTTTTGGCTGTTCTATTTGGTGGAAACGAATTTGTAACATTCGAGTTCAACATCACCGAGGTTATGAAAGATGACCTAGTACAGCGTATGGCGAAGTTATGGGCATATTGCAAGACCGACACCCTACCACCCGCAGAAACCATCGAGCAAACCAAGCTGGTATATCCAACCAGCACCGATGAAACGATTGTGGCTACGCAAAATGTAGAGGTTGCAGTCGCACAGCTCAAGCAATATAAAGCCAACATCAAGGCGCTAGAGGATCAGAGCGAAGCAATAGAGGTAGCAATCCGCAACATTATGGGCGACAAGGGTGAGATCGTATCCATCTCAGGAGATACCTTAGTCACCTGGCGCAGTAGCAAGAGCAGTAAGCGCTTCTCAAGTGATCTTTTTAAACAAGCCATGCCCGATATTTACGAGCAGTTTGTAATTGAGCAGCCTGGCAGTCGTAGATTTTTAGTGAAGTAAAGACCTAATGAAAGGGGATAAGATGAGCAATATTGTGAGTTTTACCGATATGTCGCAGATGGCAGAAGCAATCGCCAAAAGCGGTTTATTCGGAATGAAGGACACCAATAGCGTATTAGCGCTAATGGCAGTAGCGCAAGCAGAAGGTATGCACCCCGCCACAGCAGCACGGGATTTTCATATCATTCAAGGCAGACCAGCATTAAAAGCCGATGCGATGCTAGCAAGGTTTCAAAATGCGGGCGGTAAAGTTCAATGGAAGGATTACACAGATGAACAAGTTACAGGCGTATTTAGTCACCCCAACGGTGGAGAGCTTGCCGTTACATGGACAATCGAACAAGCAAGCAAGATCGGGCTGGTCAAGCCAGGCTCGGGCTGGCAAAAGTTCCCAAGAGCCATGCTACGATCCAGGTGCATTTCAGAAGGTATACGAAGCGTCTTTCCTGGATCAGTTACAGGGTTCTACAGCCCTGAAGAAGTGGCTGATTTCGAACCCAAAGACATGGGAAAGGCTGTCAACCTCTCAGAGATTAAAAGCGATGAGCTTACCATTGACGAAGATAGCGGGGAAGTAGCACCACCCATGGTCAAGGGTAACTTTGCTGCCCATGTCCATAAACTCCATCTGTATGTGCCAGGTCAAGAAGAACCCTATGCAACCTACTTATCCCTAGAGGATTGGATTGAGGGGTTTTTAGACATCTTTGCTCGTATTCAGAACTCAAGCAAATATGACGATAAAGAGAAAACCAAGAAGTACAACCAATTGCGAGCTGCTAATGATGCCTTTACAAAGACATTTAGCGGTACGCAAACATCCAAGTTTTTAACCAAAATAGCTGAAATAAGGAGAGATTGATGAGTAATGGACATATCGCCCAGATGGGCAAAGGTGTTTTATTTCAAAACACAGACAAAAAACATGAGAAAGCACCCGATTGGAAGGGTACGCTCTTGCTCTCTGAGGACTACAAGGCGGGTCAAACACTCAAGATTGCTGGCTGGACTAAGAACACCCCCAAAGGGCAGTTAATTAGCTTGTCTGAGGATAACTGGAAGCCACAAACTACACAGCAATATCCTAGAGAAGTTAATAAAGATGATGGTGAAGTACCATTCTGATTAAGCTGGACTTGCCCTACCCGCCATCCATTAATAATTATTGGATAGCGAGTGGGCATCGTAGGTTTATTAGTAAGCGTGGGCAGTTATTCCGCCAAGAAGTAATGGTAGCGTGTTTACAAGGGAGAGTTCCAAAATTGGGTTCACAGTCACTCATGGTTCATATTATTTTGCAACCACGCAATAAGAAGTTGATGGATATTGATAACTGCGCCAAAGCAATTTTAGATAGTCTAGAGAGTGCGGGCGTTTTCAGTTCGGATGTCCAGGTGCAAAAGCTACTAATCGAGCGTGGCAAGCAGATTAAAGGCGGTGGCTGCCAAGTAATGATTGAAGTAATCCCCTCTAGCTCAGAGGAGAATCCGCAAGGATAGTTAGGTAAGGTGCGCCAGCCATCTTTTTGAGCAAGCTGGCACTAACGAGGAGATACGATGAAACCAGTTCCATACAACACAGGCAAGGTCAAGATTGGCAGCAAGTATGTACCACCACCGATTAACTACATGGATGAGGATAGCGAGTTCATTCAAAGCGTGGTGCTAGGCTTGTGGGAACGAGAGCGCTTGGCGCAAGTCAAGTGGATTTCTTACTTATTGGCTTTGTTGCTGTGCATTATTTCGTTGATGGCATTGAGGTAGCCATGGACTTTAATCAAAAAGACGATAGCTTCATGGATACCGTTTGCAAGCTACTCATCATTTTTATAGTGATTCTGCTTGCCTTTCTGATTAATTGGATTATTGCTAGAACATGATCTACTTCTTATCCAGCCTAGATACTTATGAGATTGCTTGGGCAGCCGCAGAGCGCTGTAAGTTCAAGCGGGATCATGGGCTTATCAACTATAAGCGGGTTGACCGAGTGCGGGATAACTTTGCCGTTGCCAGAGAAGGACTAACGGGCGAGTGGGCGGTCAGCAAATATTTGGATTTACCCGTAAATACCGAAAATTATTTGGGGGGTGACAAGGGATACGATTTTGAATATCGAGGTCTAAAGGTCGATGTTAAGACCACACGGGCTAAGTTCTTATTGTTTACCAAGCTCTCTAACTTCAAAGCCGATGCAGCCATTCTAGTGCGCTACCACAAGGATTTTATTGTGGAAATTGTAGGCGCAGTCACACGGGATGACTTTGTTAAGCACAGTCAAATTAAAAACTTAGGTTATGGCGATCACCATGTGATGACACCCGAACAATTAACACCCATTGAGGAATTTAAAAATGCAAGAGAACAACAAGAAGCCTAAGATTTTTATAGCTACACCCATGTATGGTGGGATGTGCGCTGGTTTTTATACCCAGTCAATCATTCAATTACTTACCACTTGCCAGGCTAATGGCGTGGATGCAGAGTTTAGCTTTATGTTTAATGAAAGCCTAATCACTAGAGCTAGGAACTCATTAACCCATACCTTTTTAAAGACGGATTGTTCGCATTTAATGTTCATTGATTCGGACATTAAGTTTCGAGCCGAGGATGTAATCCACATGATCCGAGCTGATAAGGACATACTCTGTGGAATCTATCCTAAAAAGGAGATTAACTGGCACTCGGTCAAGGCAGCCATGGATCGGGGTGTGCCATTCGATCAACTTAAAAGCCATACGGGTAGCTTTGTTGTGAACCTAGTCAATTATGTGGGCGAGGTGACTGTACCAGTCAATGTGCCAGTCGAGATATTCAATGGCGGTACAGGCTTTATGCTGATTAAGCGTGAGGTCTTTGGCAAGCTCGGAGAATCAGTACCCAGCTATTCCAATGATGTGGTTGATCTAGGTGGCAAGATGCAACAGTCTGAACCGATCAAAGAGTTCTTTACCACTTCCATTGAGCCAGGCACTAATCGTCTGCTCTCCGAGGATTACCACTTTTGCCGTATCTGGCGTGAAGCGGGAGGGCAAGTTCATGCTGCGCCATGGTGTCAGCTATCGCACATTGGCACTTATGCCTTTGAAGGTCAACTTACACCAACGGCATAACTATGAAAATACATACAGTAGAAGGTAAGCAATTAGAGTTTAATGATGAGAACTTAGTGGCGGTGTACCAACAGAAGCACCGTTTGTATGACCGATTCTTGCCACACTTAGCCAGTTACCTAGAGGGTACGGTGGTGGATGTTGGTGCGAACTGTGGTGCATTAGCGGTAGCCATGGGCGTTAAGAATCCAGCCCTAGAGTTTGTGTGCATTGAGCCAGAGGATAAGCACCTAAAGCACTTGCACAAGAATGTGTTGCAGATTAGCAACAGGGTTCAGGTAGATCGGGCTAAGATTGGTACGCAATATAAATTACTAGACAAGGTAATCGAGCAGTTTGAGGTCAAGGATATTGGCTTACTCAAGATTGATGTGGATGGTTACGATTGGGATGTGATTGACAGTTACTCGTTTAGCCAAAAGCCACCCATTTACATTGAAGAAGATTTTAAGTTGCCCGATCAATATGCTAAATACTATGCAATGAATGAAAAGCTATCAGAACTTGGATATAACAATATCTGGATGTTTGATAACTTTGGCTGCCTAATTGGATTTACAAAGGATTGGGATATGGTCAACACCTTAAACTCGTATGTTGATCGAATGAAACACGGCAAATCCCAAGTAACTCTGTATTACCTTGACCTACTTATTTGCCAAGATGCCGATATATTCAGGCTAGGCGAAGGTGTTAAGGCTTACCTTAACGCTTAGTCTTGCGCTTGGCAGTCTTAGCGGAACGGACAAAGGCTTCCTTGGTTGGATAGCCTTTCTGTCCTGGCTCTTTAGGCGGTAAGCCTTTCTCTCTGCGCTTATTGATGTTGTAGTACAAACCCTTCTTTATCGGCATTTCCATCTCCTTAACGATGCTTTAGCCCTAGTCGCTGGACCTTTAGCCTTACGCACAACTCCAGCCATACGAGCGCAGAATGATGCCTTACGCCCTTTGTCAGACTTGGTGCGGGGGTTAGGTGCTGGTGCTTGGAGATTGCTGCCTGTAGCTCGGTTTAGCTTGGCTCGACCTTTTGCAGTCAAGCCAGCGCCAGCCTTTACAGACAGCTTCTCTCCACGCCCAACGGACAGACTAGGATTCTTCTTAGACATTAACGCTTCATCTTACGACCAGAAGCCTTCTTCATGGCATCACGCTTCATGGCTGCATCGGAGTACATACGACCAGCAGCAGCTTCACGCTCACCACCTTCTCTCTCCATTTGACGGGCAGACTTGTTGCGATCCTCTATGGGTTGCATTTGCTTTTTATCTTCCATTATCTAGTTCCTTTTCTCATTTGACGGGGTTTTGGTTTTCCAGCAGTACGCAACGCAATCGCAATTGCTTGCGGTTGTGGGCGACCTTCTTTGACCATTTTGCTAATGTTAGCGGATACGGTCTTTTCACTACTACCTTTTTTAAGTGGCATTATTTAACTCCTAAGTATTGTTTAACCATGTCTAGCAATTCAATTTGTTCTGGGCTATAAGAACGCTGAATATCCTCTGGCGACCATTGAGAAAATGGATACGCTCTAAAGTAACCAGGCAACCCACTCATCTCATACCATTGTTGGTACGGTCTTTTCTCTCCATACTGCTCTTTCTCAAACTCATACTTGTTTTGCATGAACTGTTGCTGCTCTGGAGATAATGATTTTTCAAAACGACCATAATAATCAATCATTTGCGGATCGTTATAAATCATATAGTGCGATGCAATATCGCCTAAGACATCAATTGGTCTAGTCTTTGGATCAAATATTTCAATGCCAGGCTTGCCCATTGGTAAGTCTTTTGGTCTTGGATAATCAGGTGAGCCAACCTCGTCTGGGGGGTAATATTCTAAAAATCCTTTACCAGCACCAGGAGAATACTTATAACCAATATCCAGGTCTTTTAAAATTGGGTATTCTTTTCTAGCTTGCTCTAAAAGCATTGGATCATTCTGTTTGGCAACCATGTCCATAACACCATAGTCCATTGCGGGTGGTGTTAGATCACGGTCTTGCGCAACCATGGTCATCATTTCAGAATCGTTAGGCATATTGTCTAGTACCAGTCCGATCAATAATTAAAGCCTGTTGTCTAGGCTTGTCCTCTGGGTTGTTAGGGATTGAAATATGTGTCCAGCGGTCAAACTCCCGAATGATCTGATCGTATCCTAAGCCAGCAGCCATCACAGCCTTGACTACTTCATCTGGTGTCATGCCTGGCACACGAATATCGGCTGCACAGCCAACACGATGCTGACTAGTATCTTTGCTACCAACGGCATCATTAACTTGTTTAGACCGAAAAGCGGAATTAACCATCACAGGCTTGCCACCAAGGACAGTCTTTACCTGCTCTAAGAATTTAGCCAGGCGGGTAAGGTTAGCTAGCTCATCCGTATTGGGCGTGTTATCAAACTGCCGATGATCGGTATGGGTTAACTCCTCAAGAGTAAAGTGCAGACTAAGCGGGGTTATCATTTCTCTTAGCCTTCATATCCATAATCTTCTCGAGCGTACGCCCGCCAAAATAGAATGACATAACCAGCATACCCCATTGACCTAAGAGTTCTACATACTTCTCATTAGCGTTATTGCCAAAGGCACTCATCATCGCAAATACAAAATATCCACCAAGAATAAAGATTAAGGTCATTGGTCGAATGTTTTTTGATAACCAGCTATCACTAGCCATATCCGCTACATGGCGCTTAGACAACTCTTGAGCTTCAATGTTATCCGCATTAAGTTCAGCCAAACGCCCTTCTTGTTGCATCCTGACTAGCTCTTGCTGCGCCTTTGCTTTAGCTTCAGGGTCGGGAATAAACTTGTCTAAAATCTTCATCCCAACATCAAACACGGCAGTCAATGGAAACATGATTATCTCCCTATGGCAGTTTCGTTATCGCCCTTGCGCACTACAATTTTATCGCCATCTATTGATACAGTCATTGGATCACGGTCTGCCATAGCTTCTACTTTGTCAATCAATTGTTTCATTACCTCAAACTCAGGCTTGTCTTGTTTGGGGGTAGCACCAGCGACACCGTTAAGCATCGAGATTAGGGCGGTTAAAGACGCACCAAGCAGTCCCATCACAGCAGCCATCTTGGATTCTTCAAGGACTATGGAAGCTCCTACGCCAATCACCACAATAAAGGTAATGTAAAAAAGACCTTGTTTGCCGATTGATTTACCAGCAACTTCTTTAGCTGATTCAATTTGCTGATCCATTACAAACCTTCACCTGGTGTGACATAAATTTTTGCATTAGCGTGCGGAGCAATAATACGGGCGTAAACTGTCTTTGTTGCGCTAGCTTGTGGACCAGTAAAAACCCTTTCGGTATAAGGCGCAATTGCTACAACTGCTGCACTATTCCCGTCAGGAATACTTGCTGTTATATTTGCCGTTTCGCCATACGCCACAAACACAGGATCGTTTTTATCAGGATTAAAAACAAGATATTGATTAGCTGGGCTTACAGCATTAATAGTAACTACATTACCCTGTGTGTTGGCGGTAGTAGCAGAAATAACAACGCAATTGCCCATTGGCTGAAAAGCGATATTATTTGCCATTAGATGATGTCCTTCCCACCAGCGTTGCCAGGCTTGGAAGTCGGTGATTTTTTAGGGTCTGTACCACCAAAGTTAAACATGGAGCGATAGCCACCATTAGGCAATTGTCCTGGACTCCAAGCTACTCCACCACCCGTTGTATCCGATGGTGCTTGTGGTCGGCAAGCGTAAGTGTAGTCATAGCCTTTATTCGGTTTTGTTAACGGAGCTTTCATTTGGTTCTCTCTTTCGTGTGTTGAGTAGAAGATAACTGAAAAGGCAGAAAAACGCCATAGTTCCTAGTCTTTCCAGAGTTGGTTCGTACATTGTCCAGCACGCTAGGCTGAAGGTTAAAGCTAAAGCCAAAATCACCATCAAGCGGTCTGAGATGACCTTTAATGCTAGGCGTATTAATGCGACTGCTTCCATAATTATCCCCTGAATGATTAAACAAGTTCATAGTTTAACCTTCCTCATCATCTGTTGCAATAAACCCACTACCCCATTCATCGTCAGAAATCTT